TAGTTATACCTACAAACACATATCATCGTTCTGTATCTGGAGAGAATGGTTCTATTGTAATCAATCAGGCAGTTCGTGATGATTTGTTTCGAGCAGAGAATGAATTTAAACCTGTATCTGCTGCAGAAGATATTGAGTTGTATGAAATATTAATAAATGAACAACCAGTTGTTCATACTCTAGGTGAATGATACAGAACTGTAACAGATTATAAGAAAAAGTTATATAACTCTTAAGATTTTCTTAATAGTATGTGTGAATATGGACAAAATACTTGACAAAACTTAATATATTATATATAATAATGTAACACTTCTTAATGAAACTTAAATGACTGTAACAACAGAGAGTGGTGGAAGACAAAATGCTTTCCCAACTGAAACCCGCCCATACATCGATGAATCAGTTTCATACGAGGGTTATCCACAGAATGCAGAAAAAGTGAATGGTCGTTGGGCTATGATCGGTTTCGTTGCATTGGTCGGTGCGTATGCAACCACAGGACAAATTATACCTGGTATTTTCTAATGGATTTTTCAAATTCCTATTGGAAATATGCGGAGAAGGTCAATGGTCGTTTAGCGATGCTTGGTCTAGTAATCGGCACAGTTAACTACGTGTTATTTGGAGAAATAGCACCAGGTTTTTTCTAAAATGAAATTCAACTCACAATTCACAATTCAAAAAAGGTACAAACTCATGACACCAGAAGCAGAAAGATTTAATGGTTGGGCAGCAATGCTTGGTTTCGTAGCAGCAGTAGGTGCTTACGCAACAACAGGAAACATCATTCCTGGTATTTTCTAATGAAGAAAGTAGAAAAAGAAAAATTATTTGCTGAAAAACTTAACGGTAGATTAGCAATGCTTGGAATCATTGCAGGACTAGGAGCATATTTAACAACAGGACAAATCATTCCTGGTTTTGTTTAATGATAGAACAGTCACTTCAATATGATCCAGAGGTAGTTTTCAAAACTATTTTCTGGATTTTCACTCCATTATTTACTGTAGTAATCCTAAACTTATTTTTAGGACAAATTGATGATGACGATGATGATGACTTTGGAGGAGGACACGCAATACCCGCATACTTACCATCAGGAGCTTAAATGAACCACTTAACTTTTATTGGATTAATAAGTGTTTACATTGTTTTGATAAACACATCTATAATTAACTATATCTACGCAGTTTAAATAAATATTCCTAGAATCATACACTAGATACATGAATGGTAGACTAGATAAAGTCTCTATGACTAATAAGTTGATGCAGCTTAAAAGAGAACTACACTACAAGTGTGAGATAGGAGAAAAGAATGAAGGGTATTGTAGAGGAGCAAATGATTATCTCAATAGAACCTTTGATGTATTAGACGAATATTGGCAATAAAATTTTTTCTTGACAGAAGTATAAAGTTGTGTTAAGATAAATAACGAAAGGTGGTGTTTTCCACACAATGCAAAGGACTCGAACGGATCGCCCTCCTATGCAAACTGCTTTAACCGAGACCTATGAGCAGTATAAGCAATAGTCTCTCATATCCGAAAGTGAAGGGATTTTCGGAAATAAGTTTCGCTTCTAACCCTTGAAGCCCTACTTAAAAACGTCTTACTAATGACAACTTCAAATCTTTCACGCAGACAGAACGGTCTCCTAGCAGGTTGGCCAGAGTTTTGCGAGTGGGTTACATCAACAAACAACAGAATCTACGTTGGTTGGTTTGGTGTACTCATGATTCCATGCTTACTCGCAGCAGCAGCATGTTTCATCGTTGCTTTCATAGCAGCACCTCCTGTCGATATCGACGGAATCAGAGAGCCAGTTGCTGGTTCTTTAATGTTTGGTAACAACATCATTTCTGGTGCTGTTGTACCTTCATCCAACGCAATCGGTTTACACTTCTACCCAATATGGGAAGCAGCAACCGTAGATGAGTGGCTCTACAATGGTGGCCCTTATCAGTTGGTAATCTTCCACTTCCTCATCGGTGTATCTGCATACATGGGAAGACAGTGGGAACTATCATATCGTTTAGGTATGAGACCTTGGATTTGCGTTGCTTATTCCGCACCTGTATCTGCTGCATTCGCAGTGTTCTTAGTGTATCCTTTCGGACAGGGTTCTTTCTCTGACGGAATGCCACTAGGTATCTCTGGTACATTTAACTTCATGTTTGTATTCCAAGCAGAACATAACATTCTAATGCATCCATTCCATATGGCTGGTGTTGCTGGTATGTTCGGTGGAGCATTATTCTCCGCAATGCACGGTTCACTCGTTACTTCATCTTTAATCAAAGAGACAACAGAAGAAGAGTCACAGAACTATGGTTACAAATTTGGACAAGAAGAAGAGACATACAACATTGTAGCTGCACACGGTTACTTTGGTCGTCTAATCTTCCAATATGCAAGTTTCAACAACTCAAGAAGTCTTCACTTCTTCCTAGCAGTATTTCCAGTTGTATGTGTATGGTTAACCTCTATGGGTATCTGTACAATGGCATTCAACCTAAATGGATTTAACTTCAACCAATCAGTTGTTGATGTTAACGGAAAAATCATTCCTACATGGGGTGATGTTCTAAACAGAGCAAACTTAGGTATGGAAGTAATGCATGAAAGAAATGCACACAACTTCCCACTTGATCTTGCTTCAGCAGACACAACAGAGGTTGCTTTAACAGCACCATCTATCGGTTAAATGAAACAACTACTGCATAGTCCTTACAGAGACTTAATAGAATTCGGTTTCTTTATTGCAGTTGGCATAACCGCAGGATCGTTAGGTCTAATCTAAAATCACAAAGTGAATTCATTGGCGGGGAAAAAAATTCTCCGCCAATTTTTTTGCCAAAAAGATGAGTATGTGTTATACTATATTTTGTATAGAAAAAAGACTATGGAGATAAAAGCTTACACAAAAGTTGGATGTAAATTTTGTGGTAATCTTATTGAACTTTTTGAAAGGGCAGGTGTAGAATACACCACAATTGTTGTTGGTGAAAAAGAAAATCAATGTCCATCAGAAGTATTTCGTAAAGAATATCCCGACGTTATTGGTTTTCCTTTTGTCGTCATTGATGGAGAACAAATTGGTGGACTTGTTGAGGTTGCTAAATTATTTTTAGAAAAGAATTTAGTTTCTGTTAAGAAAAAATGAGCGAAATTAAAATAAATAAAGGCATAGAGCTCATGTTAAGGAGGGCGAAACCGAAGATTACTGAACCAACCCGTAAAGGGTTACTTATAAACAAAGCGTTTACCCTCCTAAAAAGAAAAGTCTACTTCAACTTAGAACTTAGGTGGGAACAGAAAAAAAACTAGTTCGGAGTTGAACAATGACTGAAACATTAATGATCTTTATATCAGTAACTACATCCTTTATCTTCTTAGCAATTGGAATATTATTTGGATGGGTAGCTGCAGAGGTAAAACAAGAACACATGTATACACAAGAAGAACAAAGTGTTCATCCAGAAATGTTAAACCACAATGGTCAATGGATTAACGAAGAACTTCTCTCAGTTCGCTTCGTAGATGAAGACGAAATTGAAGAGGAATAAATATAATTACGGCAATAATTAGGTTATGAAATTATTAATGCATGAAGTGCTACAAAAAGTTAGCAATGCAAAGACAAAAGCACAAAAGGTTAAACTTCTGGAGGGATATAATACTCCAGCACTTAGAGCTATTCTAATTGCTAACTTTGATGAGAGTGTTATATCTATGCTTCCAGATGGAGAAGTTCCATACAAAAAGAACGAAGCACCAGAAGGAACAGAACATACCTTACTCGCTCAAGAGTATCGTAAACTATATCTTTTCTTTAAGGGTGGTGCAAACATCTCACAAACACGTCGTGAGACTTTGTTCATTCAATTATTAGAAGGATTGCATCAAGGAGAGGCAGAGGTTCTATGTCTTGTCAAAGACAGGAAGATTGGTAAGCGTTGGAAGATTACCAGACAGTGTGTAGAACAAGCATTCCCATCAATCCAATGGGGAAATCGTAGCTAATGTTAACCTTGAATATACTAAAAGAAAATTGCGATCCTAAAAAAGACAACAACTCTGCACTACCATATAATGCATACCTTGTGCAATATAAGATAGGTGATAAAGAGGAAACAAGATGGGATCTCGCCATGGCATTTAAAATGTCTGAGATATTTGATCATTACTATGACAAATATAAAAATGTTTTGGCAATAGTTCAATCTGAAGGTAGAGTTACTCCTAAACTTTGGAAAGATCCAAACCAAAAAGAACCAGTAAAGGGTAAGAAGAAAAAATGAGTGGTTCAGCAACAGGAGAGTGGACAATCTTTTACAGAAGGTTAGATGAACCTACTGTATGGAAAACTTTGAGATACCAGAGAAGTGATGGTGTCCTCGTGTCTGCTAAAACATTTGATGAGGTATATAAATGGAATCGTTTCAGAGAAGCTTTTGACTTCGCAAAAGAATTAATAACACAAGACCCTCCTACATACGATGCAACTGTCAAAAGGGTATGTAGAGGTAGGGGTGAATCCTTTTACTTATCAGGAAATTAATATAAGGTTAAGTTATTATAAAAGTATTGATTGTAACAATTTGACATTTCTAAATACTTATGTTAGTATTCTAACACGTTCATCCAAATGCATGGTTTAGCACTACTGGTACTTCTATTCGCTGAACATGATGCGACTCATTGGGAAATGTCATGTGAAGAATGGAACCAAGCAAGGATTGAGATACTCAGCGATGAGAATCACATCCAAGATGCTAAGGAGTATCTTATTGATTACTTCTATACCAAAGTACCAGAAGAAAACTGCGAACCATGGTCAATTGGACGCAAGTAAGCCAACTCGGAACGGATTTCGTTCATCCTCGCAAGAGGACGCAAAAGCTGACTGAAGGAACGGATTAATCATCCAATTACTTTAGGAGAAACCAAATGGCACAAGTCACATACAGAGGTGTTACTTACGACACCAACAATCGTCCTAATCAGGATGCAAAACAATCTAATCAGCAACCTCTAGTCTATAGAGGAATCAAGGTTGAGAAGAAGTAAGATTACAAGGAGGGGTTGACACCCTCCTTTTTTCATGCCATAATAACTTTGTGCCT